AAGCAGCACGACTGCAGCGTCTTCCGGCGGATCTGCCGGAGGTCTGCTCGACGCCTTCGACTTTGATTCTTCCCCGGTCAGCAAGTGGGCATCCGATATCGAGGACATCCTGTCGGATCTGTTTTCGGATCTGAAGGATCTCTGGAATGACCTAAAGGCCGTCGTGACCAATGTCTGGGAAAATATCAAAAAGCGCGTGGACTTCAAGCAGTTCTTTAAGGATATCGTAACGACGCTGCAGGGCGTCGTGCAGCTCGTTTCCGGGATCCTCTCCGGAGACTGGTCCAAGGCTTTCCAGGGCGCTGCAAACATCGTCCAGGGCGTCGTTGGAATCGTGAACGGCTGTCTTGATCTGCTCGGAGCTCTTGTGGACTCGGCGATCGGATGGGTCTCCAGCTTGATCAACAGCTTTTTCTCGTGGCTCGAAAAGACCACTGGCCTGGATCTTTCAAAGTACCGCAACCTCGTTGAGAAATTTCTGGGCATCGTAAAGGAATGTATCTCGAACTCGATCGAGGATCTGAAGACCGTCCTGCGGGGCTTGGCCGACTTTGTCGGCGGCGTCTTGACGGGAGACTGGAGCAGGGCCTGGCGCGGCATCGGCCAGGTCGTCGACGGCGTCGTGAATCAGGTCGTAAACTCGGTCTATAGCATGATCAACGGTATCATCAGCAAGATCAACTGGATGCTCGACAGCGCGAGCCAGTTGATGCAGTACTTCGGCGGGTCCGGCTTCAGCTGGCGGGTCGGTTACCTTAACACGCCTACAGTCTCGGTATCCACGCCGGGCACCACCTCGGCTCGTGCGGTCGGCGGGCATTCGGGACGCATCGGCGAGTTTGCCAGCGGAGGCTTCCCGGACGTCGGGGAGCTCTATATTGCACGCGAAGCTGGTCCGGAGATGGTCGGAACGATTGGAGGACGTAATGCTGTCGCAACGAACCCCGATATCGTGGCAGCGATCGAGCAGGGCGTGTACAGAGCGGTGGTATCGGCAATGTCCGGATCCGGCGGATCTGGCCGGCCGATCGAGCTCACGCTGGACGGCAGGACCCTCGCGGAGGCGCTGCTGCCATACAACCGGGCGGCTGAGACCCGTCACGGCAGTAATCTGATCATGGGGGTGGCGTGATGCAGTGCGAAATCCTGGATAACAACAACGACTGGATACCGATCACCAGTCTGATCAAGGATGACGGATGGTCCGAGGCGATCAACTCGATCGACGGGCCGAACGCCGGCCGGAACAAGCTGGGCACTATGATCCGGGACTGGATCTGCGACAAGTATTCGGTCAATGTCACCCTGAAGATGATCAGCAAGACCCAGAAGGATCTGATCCTCAGCCTGATCCGCCGGGAGAGCTTCTCCATGCGGTACAAGGACGACGCAGATCTTTCCTGGACGACGCTGTCCGTCTACTCGAACGGTGTCAGCTGGAAGCGCCGGTTCACGAATCCGTCCGGAATAGAGTACTTCTCTGACTTTACCTTCCCGTTCATTGAAATATGAGCAAGGAGGTAAAAGATGGCAAGCACAATAATTATCAACACATCTACTCCTATTACGATCTCAGACGATGAGCTCGAGTCTGTTGATATTGAAAAAGCCACCAATATGGTCGGAGAAGAGTTCAGCGCAGACGAGCTCGTTGTAAAAGTTTTCTACGATGATACCTCTTCGGTCCTTGCAACCGCGGGATACGGCACGAGCGTGGAGTACAAAATAGACGGGGCCAGCGCGGGTACGTTCTATATAACGGAAGTAACAAGGACCGCTGCCAGAAGGTGGACGATCCGTTCCACCTCGATGGTCGGCATCCTGGACAAAGAGACCAACTATGGCGGCATGTACTTCGTCAAGCCGCTTCGCCACGTCCTCGAAGACATCATTCTGACTGACGGAATATATGGGGCCTCCTACAGGAACAGGCTCTGCTATCATTCTGTAGTCAACACTCCCCCGCGCTACAAGCCGGGCGGCTCTTCTTCCGCCACATACCTCGCGAGGGGCAGACAGGTGATGATGACCACGACCACAACAACGGTGCGGACACGGCTCTACGCGAGGTTTGTATGGCTTGGCACCAAAACCGGGTGGGCGACAAATTCCTATCGCGACACGGCAGTGCTCTACGGGGCGAACCCGTACACCACATACGGAGTCGTCTTAACACCAAGCACGGGAAGGCTCCGCCTGTATCTGTGCGGCACATCCTTCGACCTGTGCCCGACCACCGACCCGCTGCTGATCGGGCAGAACGTGGTCCTTGACATTACTCCGACAAGCGGGACAGCCAAGATCACGATCGATGGAGTGGAGAAGACCGTCGATATTTCTTCCGTCCAGTCCACCACGGATTACACGAACAACGCCGTTGCGGACAGCCTGGCATGGTATTGCGGCGGATATACCACTGATACCCAAGGCAACCCGGCAATGACTCAGTACATGTTCTTCCGCCTGTATAACGGAAGCACGCAGTTGTGCAATGTGCTCCCCTACTATTACAGAGCGGAAGGTGCGGTCCGGTTTTACGACTCCGTTGACAACCGCTGGTGGGGAATCGGATCATATGCCGGCTGGCCTAAGACCTACAATGTCTGGCTTAATCCCGTCGCAAGCGGAGTCCCGGTGTCTCTGGAGCGCAGCAATATGATGGACAGAATCGAGTACGCTGACGGGATCGAGGACCTGAAGGTGACCGGCTGGCTGAAGGTCCAGACGAAGCGGGAAGCGCTGTATCAGGTCCTGTTCGCGCTTGGATTGAGTATGAGAAGCAGCTCAGACGGCCAGTACATCATCGGCGGTATGATCGACAGCATTGTCGGAGATATCCCTGATTCGGATCTGTACATGACCGGATCTGAAACCAAGGTCAAAAAGACCCGCAGCATTTATCTCTATGAGCATGTATATCAGACCGGCGCAACGAGCGAGGTCGTGTTTGATAATACGGAAACTGCCGATTCTTCTAACAGCATAGCAGTTTTTGAGGACTCACCGATTCAGGACACCCCTGTTGGAAACGGGATCACGATCACGGCCTTCAACTGCAATGCAGCCGTTATCAGCGGCTATGGAACGATCACCGCGACCCCGTATGTGCACAGCAAGAAGATCCATGAGGAAAAGATCTCCGATGACCTTGACGGGAGAGACGTAACGGTCAGCGATGCTACTCTCGTAACCTACCTGAACGTGGAAAACGTCATGGACCGGCTGAAGGCCTATTACAACAATACGGTCTCTATAATCAAGAACGCGATTGTGTATCGAGGCCAGACATGCGGAAATAAGTATGGATTTACGGATCCGTTCGGCTCTTCCGTTTCCGGCTTTCTGTCGAAGATGTCCGTTGTAACTTCGGCCATTGCGAAAGCGGTATGTGAGTTCGTGAAGAACTACTCGCCTCCTGCCCCGAGCGCGGGCTATACGCACTATGCTCTGTATTACGATAATCCCGGCTATACGAGGACGTTCAACGTCCCGGCCGGCGTCACGTCGATGCACGTGATCCTTGTCGGTGGAGGCAGCGGCGGCGAAAGCGGTTATGCCGGGGCAGATGGAAGCATGTTGCAAAAATCCAGCGGTCAGGTAGTAGACCCGACCTGGACTACTGCTCCGGTCGCAGAGGGCGGTATGTATGGCCTGAACGGAGTCAGCGGCAAGATATACGAGGTTGACATTGAATCTCCCGCTTCGTCCTATCAATTTACGATCGGTGCGGGAGGAACCGGCGGCGCTGTGTCCACGTCCCACACGACGAACAACAAAGGCACTGCCGGCGGCAACACGACATTCGGCTCGTTCTCTTCTGCAAACGGTTCTGTTCGCGTTAACGGTATCCGCAACATCTTCACGGGAGATATCTACGGTGGTGAGATGCCGAAATGGAACGCTGAAAGCGGTAAGGGCGGAGACGGCGGCTGGATTGAAGTGATCAGCCAGACCCAGATCGTTCACCACCCTGCTTCGGACGCCTACGACCATGTACACGGAAAGACGCTCAAAGGCGGCAATGATGGTGCCGACTACTACAGCAGCGGAGTCATTACGCACGTAGGTGGCGGCGGCAGCGGCGGAGGAATCCATACCGGGTCAACATCATCGGACGGGGCTCCCGGAGCGGATGCGACTTCTTCCCATGGCGGGAGAGGCGCGAACGCATACTATTCCGGTAGTGCTTCGATCGATAACGCTGGAGCAATTGTGAATCCTCTCGAAGTCAATGCCCGCTGGTTTGGGTATGGTGGTATGGGCGGCTTCGGCGGTGCAGGCGGAGGTGCATCCGGTGACGGCTGGGGTGTGGGCGGCAGCGGCGGAAGATCACAGCGCGGCGGGAACGGTTCTCAGGGCTGTATCCTGATTTATTACTGATATGCTTAAGATTTTTCAAAAACTTTTCCACAAGACACTGTTCGGATCTCTGACGATCCCGTCGCTGGATATCAGCGTTCCGCTATACGAAGGCGACGATCTGCAGAAGATCGTGGACGACCGGCTTTCCGCTGTCATCTTCGACTACGGCCGGACTCGGGTCATCGCGGATCACTGCCACCACGCAAACTTCCACCGGCTGAACGATGTAAAACGGGATGCCCTGGCGATCCTATTCCACGACGGCCGGTCGGAGATCTACCGGTGCTCTGAGTCCCAGATCGGCCATCTGCTGCTCAGTAGCGGGACGAAACTCCGGGACGCGGACTGGAACTACATCCACGGGCATAACGCCGATCTGGCGATATATACCTGCATCGAAAAGTCCTCGGAAACGATCATGGACATCCGCCTCACCTTCTGGATGAAGGTCTGAGCGTGTCCACCCTGGACACAAACACAAGGAGGAACGCTATGGGAGCGAACAACATCATTGTCGCCGATTTTACCGGCGGCGGAAGAAAAGTCACGGCGGCTACGCTGTGGCAGTATGACTACGGTCAGATCCTGCAGTTCAGAGGGATCGCAGACCTGCCCGCATCCTATGAGGTACACTTCAGCAACGAGAAGGACGGCGGCTACACCAAGACCCAGATCGGCGATGAGGACGGCGTGTCCATTCCGGACGAATACTTCCTGACCGGCAAAACGATCTACGCCTGGCTGTACCTCCACGCCACCGAGGATGATGGTGCTACGGAATACCAGGTGACCATCCCGATCAACAAGCGCTCCAGGCCGGCGGATTATGCGCCTACGACAGTGGAGCAGTCGGCTATCACGCAGGCCATCGCTGCGCTGAACGTAGCCGTAGACGCAGCAGAAGCTGCGCAGGGAAAAGCAGAGACCGCCCAGGGTAAGGCCGAAGAAGCACACGGCAAAGCAGAGACTGCCCAGGAAAAGGCGGAAACGGCTCAGGGAAAAGCCGAAGCCGCAGAGGCCGGTGTAGAAGCCGATGCGCTGAAGGCAGAAGGCTATGCGGTCGGAAAGCAGGATGGCACGGACGTTGAGTCCGGGTCCCCCTATTATCACAACAACGCTAAGTATTATGCCGAGCGGGCTGCTGCGTATGAAGCCGGCGCCGAGCAGGCGATCGGGAACGCGAAGGACGCAGCTCTTGGCGCAATCGGTGACGCTAAGACCGCCGCTGTCGGCGACGTCAACGCCGCAGGTACCACGCAGGTCGGCAAGGTAAACGATGCCGGGACTGCGCAAGTCGCGGAGGTTAACTCTGCCGGCGCTATCCAAAAGGCAGCGGCACAGCAGCAGGCGGAGGCTGCCGCCGGATCTGCAACTGCTGCTGCAGCGGATGCCTTGAAAGCAGAAGGCTACGCTCAGGGCAAGCAGAACGGCACAGACGTGGCAAGCGGCTCTCCGTACTACCAAAACAACGCAAAATACTATAAAGAACAGGCGGCCAGCTCCGCGCAGGCGGCTGCCCAGGCTCAAACCGCGGCAGAAGCTGCCACATCTTCCAAGGCGGATAAAGTCACCGGCGCTACGTCTGGCGACGTAGCAAGCCTGGACGCAAACGGTAACCTGGTCGACAACGGAAATAAGTACCACCCGGATCTGAAAGACGAGACTATGCCGCTGCGTGTAGGTGTTGACGCCTCCGGCCGACTCTGGGCCTCCGGCGACTCCGGATCCGAGCGCTTCGGCGTAAGAGGCGTGGGCGGGGCTTCCACTGCTCTTACCAGACTCTGGGACGCCGTGGGACTGACCGCAACGGCTGGCACAGATGTTGCGGCCGGGGACTCTGCCTTCGACGCCTTCCCAATCTTTAACCGTCGCAAGTGCGTCGGTACCTGGGCCCTGGTCGACGGGAAGGCTGTATTCACCGTGCAGGCTTATGAAGGCGACGCCGACTATGCCGAAGACGGCAGTATGGGAGACTATGTAGCTGTAGACGTGCCGCCTCTGTATTGGTATCACGAAGAAACCACCGGCACGCTCGGTGTGTCCGGTGATACGCATCCCGGCTGGGAACCGCACCCGATCTGCCTGGATAAGGATGGGAATATTCGGGAGCACACTTATCTCCCTGTCTATGCTCTGGCTCTGAAGAACGGCCACGCAGTTAGTCTGCCCGGATACGATAATATCTTCGGCAACTACAAGAACCTTTGGGACGCCGCCCGGACCTACGGCGACGGGACTCTCACTAATAAGGCGATCATCGAGCCCAGCGTAGTAGATCACTATGAATGGCTGCTCATGACCATCGAGTTTGCAACAACAAACCCGCAGGGCGTCATTAACGGTGCTGTCTCGATGCCGTACACGACTGACGTGATCCACGCAGCTCCGGCTGCCAATAAAGCTGTTGTGACGGGAACGATCGGCGATAAGTATGTTGTCGGGCAGACGGTCTACATCGGGGCCGATCACGGAACGACTCCGACCGATACCACGGCCTATAACCATATCACGGCGATTGAAAAATGTGATGCTGATGGAACACTGAACGCATCCGGGACCTATCGTCTGATCGCCTATGACGGTGCGGACAGGTCTTCTTCCATCACGGCAGACACCACCAGGATCGCCAGTCGGCCATGGATCACCGGCGCGACAGCCGGCTTCGCCTCTGGAGTGTCGGCAGTTAAAGGGCACACCGGATCCCCGGTCAGTAACAGCTCCGGGAAATATCCCTTCCGGTACCGCTGGCGCGAGAACGTCTACGGCAATCAGAATATGACGGCTCTGGATCTATTCAACGCCCGCACTGCGGACGGGACTTCCTACCACCTGGATTGGTACTATAACGATAATTTGCGTTTTGATGGCGCTTCGCTCTATTACCCGTCCAGCACGTCGAAGCCGGATCTGACAGATCTACAGACGGCTGCAAATGGTTTCAGAAAACTCACCACGACCACGCCAAAGGAGCATTACGCCGACGGATACATCAAGGAGGAAGGCTTCGATGCAGATCTTCCCTGCATCCGGGTCCCGACTGTGACCGGCAGCCCCGCCAGCGCCTCCGCGTATTACGCGGATTACGCCTACCTCGTTAATTCCACCGCAGTGCGTGCGGTGCGCCGTCGTGGCTACCTGAACTATGGCGCCTACATTGGGCCGCGCTACGTCTCCGCGATCATCGCCCCCTCGTACGCGAATTGGGCCTACGGGGCCGCCCTTTATATGGCCCAGTAGGGGTGAATCCATGAGGCCTCCGGGCCGAATGGAAGAGGGGCCGAAGCCCCTCGAATAAACAAAGCATTATCTGACTCGCAAAACTTGATCCGGGATCGCAGTGCACACTGAGAGGGCTCTGTTCTCTCGCCAACCTCGTTAATTCCAACGCAGTGCGTGCGGTGCGCCGTCGTGGCAACCTGAACAATGGCGCCAACTATGGGCCGCGCTACGTCAACGCGAACAACGCCCCCTCGAACGCGAATTGGAACTACGGGGCCGCCCTTAATCCCTGCCAGTCATAACCTCAGCGGTTTTCTTATATGCTGGTGCGCTGCTTTTCCGGGGTCTCCTCACGGAGATCAAAATACCATCCGACTGGATCGGCCTGGTAGATCACTTAATGAATCGAAAGCTCTGGCGCTCCCGGCGCCGGAGTATGGAAGCCGAAGGGATATTAAAAGCATGAAACGTGTTACGGATATATGGGACACCTTCTGCAGCGTCGAGACCGCTGTGGCAGCCATTTATCGGGGAACATCTAACAAGCGCACAGACCGGGTCATTGTGAGGATCTTCGGGTACCCACATAACCCGGAGCGCGCCGGAACCCTCAACCCGGTAAAAGTGCACGCTTATGCCGAGAAACTTGTCGCCGAGCTCTCTGAAGGAAGGTGGCGGCATCAACCGGGAAAGAAAAAGCACATTCTCTCTAACGGAAAACCGAGAGATATCGACATTGCCAGGATCCGCGACCATATTGTTCAATGGATGGCCATGATGGCAGCAGAAAAACTGCTGACCGCACGCATGTATCGATACAGCGTCGGCAATATGCCCCGTCGCGGCATCGAAGATGCCAGACGAAACGTCGAACGCTGGGTTCGATCCAGCGACTGCAAGTACTTTGTCAAGCTGGACATCCGGCACTTTTACCAGACAGTCAGGCTGGATAGACTCAGCGCCATGCTGCACGACACGATCAAAGACCGGCGTTTTCTGGATGTCATGGATCAAATCGTCTATAGTGCATCAAATGGCGACGAGCTTTCTCCGAAAGGGCTTGCCATCGGTTACTATTCCAGCCCCTGGCTCGCCAACTATTACCTGACTCCACTGGACCGGTATATTACAGGCCAGCTGTCTAAGTCGAGGCGAGGGAAACGGATCCGGACGGTGAAGCACTATATCCGTTATGTGGATGATCTGCTGCTTATGGGTAACTCCGTCAACGATCTGAGGCGTGCAGTGCGGAAGATCATCGACTACGCAGCCAGCGAGCTTGATCTGGAGATCAAGGACTGCTGGGAAATCTGCGAGATCGGTGATCTGCTCCCGCCTGACGCCTCCAGGAAGATGAAGCTGAAACCTGGCACGCGGAAAGTCGATATTGTTGGTTATTGCTTTACCAAAAAGAGCACAACGGTACGAGCGAGAAACTTTCTGCGAATCAGGCGCCTGATCCGTAGGATAAATCAGCGTCTTGCTACAGAGCTGCGGATTTCGCTGCAAAGCGCTCAAGCGGTCGTTAGCCGGCTCGGCTGGTTTACGCATGCAAACTCGAGGCACTTCCTGAGAGAATACGTGCTGCCGTTCATTAATGTCAGATTCATTAAGGAGGTAATAAGTTATGCGAGTAAAAACAGAATTTTCGGATCGGCCGCCTGTGTTTACTGTAGAGAGGGAAGCAAACCGGGCTATTATCACATTCTATACGGACGTCGAACAGCTGCCGCGTGAAGAGGGCGAAGCCTGGAGCGCCGTAGCCTGGACGATTGAGCGAACCTGGTCGGATAATCTCGCAGAGAGGATCGCAGCTGCGCCGGAGCTCTGGTTCAACGAAGCGAGCGCTGAATGCTATGCCATAGCAGCCGCAGCTGTCCGGGCTCAACGTGATGCGCTGCTGAAGGCCAGTGATGCTGAGATGGCGCTTGACCGTCTCGGACTCGTAGTCCCGACCGGGAGCACTTTCACAGCGTGGCTTTCTTTCCTGCGCGGCCTGGGCGATGTCCTTAAAGGGAAAATGGCCATCTACCGTCAGGCTCTGCGTGATATCACACAGCAGGAGGGATTCCCCTACGACGTCGAGTGGCCGGAAGCATGAGATCCGGAACACGCGAACGGATAGCCGAGAAGATCCACAATATTCAGGATATCCTTCTCACGGATCCGGACCGTCGACTGAGCATGCTGTGTGAGCAGATGATAGACGAGCTGTCGGAACCAGAGGCGTCTCTCTTTGATGAGGACGATCACAGAGAAAGCGGGTTACTAAGCGATGATTGACAGGAACAAACCGATATCCATGGCGCTGTCGTACGTCGGATATCACGAAAAACTATCCCCGGAGAACCTGGATGACTTCACGGCTCCAAACGACGGCAACGGGAATTATACTAAGTTTGCCAGGGATCTTGACGCCGCACAATACTATAACGGTCCGAAACAGGGCTACGAGTACTGCGCTGTAAGCAGTGACGCATGGTTTTATTACTGTTTCGGGAAGAAGCTGGCACAGGACCTGCTTTGCGAGCCAGAACGATCGGCGGGCGCCGGATGCGTGTATGCTGCGCAATATTTCAAGAACATGGGCCGGTGGTTCCTCACTCCAGAGATCGGCGACAAGATCTTCTTTGATTACGGAGACGGCATCAACCATGAAGGCATCGTCGTGGCCGTGACCGGCGCGGATGTGATCACCGTCGAAGGAAACGTGAACGGCATGGTGCAGCAGTGCCATCATTCCATCGGAGCCTGGTATATATCCGGATACGGCAGGCCGTGCTGGGAGCTCTACTCCGAAGAGGACGGAATGGATCCGGATCCAGCGGAAGATGATCACCAGCAGGAGTTCTGCTACGTCGA